ATAACACTCATAATTCTTAATAGCAATCTTTTTTCAACATTGTGTTCGATTTCGTATGTTGTGAATAGTTCAAACACAATCGAATAATCTTTGCCCATAAATGTAGCACTCATACCTTCCCAGCGGTCAGGTAGGTAACCATATATTTCTAAGGCTTGCTGTACTACATTGGGTAGGTCTTCAAAATCTACAGGAATTTCATCTTCTTTAGGTTCACTACCCATAAAATCGCACATTTCAAAGTACTGATCTTTGGTCATGCCTAAATCACGGTTTTGAAAATAGCTATCTAGTAATTCCTCTACCCTATCTACTTGCTCTTGGAAAAGTTTCCCAGGTCAGTAACTTTTTCGCTGATAAAGCTGTCAAAGTTGTTTGAGCTTTTCATTAAGTAGAGTGCATTTTCTTCTGTATACTCTAATTCTTGATCAGGATCTTCATCACTTAAATTAACAGGAGCTAATTGCTCTAAGTATTTTAACTTTAAGCCTTTCCAACCTTTAATAGAACCTTTAACATATAGTTCTAAAAATAAATCATCATTTAATTCTTCAATAGGCTGACGATTCTTAAAAGTAGTTTTGGTTGCTTTTTTGCGAATGTTTTGTAGTGTTTCTCGTGATAAAAAACTTACTTGAATTTCAAAGCCTGGCATACCTGGGTATTCAACAGTAACTTCCTTGCTAGGAACAAGCATGTTTTTTAGTGATAAATTAGACATCTAGTTAATTTCCTTTGGGTTATAGATAGGGGGCAATATGCCCCCTTTGTTTTTATTTATTAGCAAACTGCTGAATAATAAGTAATTGTTGCTTCGTTGTTTGCACAAATTGAGAATACATCGCTAGCATCGTCATAACCTTGAGCAGTAAAGTTAACTGTTGAGCTAACTACTTGTTCAGTGTTAATAGCAGGAATTGTTAACACAGCTGCTGGTAGCTCTAGAACTACTCTGACCTTGCCGCTTGTGTCTGGATTACCCATGCTGACTTTTAGCTTATATGCTGGTTCTACATCAGTAGTGCTGCTTGCTAACATATCTTCTAACAAGCCTGCGCTATTACTTGAGCCAGTCTTTAAGTAGCAGTTAATACTACCACTAATTGCACGAGTACCAGTAAAGTAAGTAAATGGTTGATTTACTGTACCTAAGTTAGCTGGTGTTAAGTATGTAACATTATTGCTTAGGGTAATGTTACCACCTGTAAGTGCTAAGCTATAGCTCTTGCCACCACCACCAATGCCTTTTTCTAGTGTAACTACGCTTAGTTTATTAGCTAGGAAAGGTGCTGTAGTTACTTTGGCTTTGGCTACATCTGCTGCTGCATCAGCATTAAAATCTATGTCAAGATTACCAGCGGTACCTATAGTAACACTTGAACCAGCTACTGAGGCAGATAGTTTAAATGTATTTGCAGTTGGTGTACTAATAACATAGTATGTGCCGCCAGCAAGATCTGATGTACCAGCAGTTACCTCTACTTCCATACCTACACGTAGTCCGTGAGCTGCATAAGTAAATACAGCTGCAGTAGTTACTGTAACACCTGTTAGTGTTGTAGGAACGGCTACTGTTGGGCCTGTTAAGTAGTTGCCAGTAAATGTTACTACGCCACCACTAGCTTGACTTGCATATAGGTTTACACTACGTAGTCTACTACCACGAGCTGTCCAAGCAATTGTGCTAATTGCGTCTAGTCCAAAATCAATACTTGCTTGATCTAATACGCAGTTATCAATAATATAAGCGGTACTATCTAGTGTAATAATTACACCAAAGTTTACCATTTGGTTTTTACCACTAAAATTAAAGCCTACAACACTTTTTGGCTCTACAGATGGAGTATCATCGCCATAGTAGGCCGTCCAAGCACTTGAATGACCAGCTGTTCCAGCTGCAGGCTTACTAGCACCAACTGCTAATGGTGTACCGATTTGTTCGTTTGTGCCATTATCTTTACCAGCTGCAAATGCGTTCCATAACACATCTTCTTCAGCTGCTACATAGTCGTCTGTATCAAAGCCGCTAGTGCTGGTATTTTCAGTATAGTAGGGGCGCATGTAAGTGCTAAATGTTAGCTCTACTGGCTCTAGTGCTGTGTTAAAACTGCGTTGACCGCGGCTAGGACTATCACCGGCTTCATTAAGTGTTACAGTTTCGCTACTTGTAGCTTGACTAAAACTTAAACCATCTAATACTTGAATTTCTTTAGTATTAGCTGCTGTAAAACCATCTGTTAGTACTGCCCCACTACAACTGTCAACATTAGTTGTAAAGAACATGCGCGCGTTACGAATTAAATTAAAACCGCAAGAAGTACTCATATCTCGTTCCTTTTAAGAATGCTTATTACTAGTACAAGATATTTATCTGTAATTAGTAATTTAGCATAGTTGCTTACATGATCGGATAACGAACTTGTAAGTTGATTTCACCAACTGCATATGGGGCTAATAATCCCTCATCTGTAGTAATTGAAGTTACTAAGATTTCTGTTGTTGCATAACAGCTATTAGTACTGTCATAAGATAGCGATCTATTTGCGTCTATGCAAGTTTCAAGATCACCCAACAATGTTTCTAACTGTTCTTGTGGATTGTCTTCGCTTTTACAATAAACTTTGACACATACATTTAACATGCCCCAAGCAAAATCACTAAGCTGGTAGTCACGAGTTTCTGTGCCTGGTGTTATGTATACACTAGGAAAATCATTTACTTCATCCCAAAATTTTAATTTTGCAAAACACTGGTTTTGCAGGTTAGTTTGATAAGGGCTGGATCCATTAACCTCTAACTTAATCTTTTCAGCCAGCGCTTGAACTATTTGTGTACGTTTTGTCATACTAGTACCGCTCGCAATCGTTGTTGGGTTATTTGTTGGGCCAGTTGTCTGATTGAACTGCTTATTAGCAGTTTAGGGTCTCTACTGCGTGGATTTTGTTGACGTCCACCACTACTAAACGTTGCATATGGGTTACGCATATAAGTGTAAAATACGCTTATAGCTCCTTGACGACTTTGACTTATACGATCTACGCGTACACTTTCTGCAAATCTGCCGCTGCGTAAGTTAAGTATGTCTCGTCTGTTGCCGCTACCCATGTTTTGTTTTATAGTTTGAACCAGATTAGCGTCTAACAATTTTTGCAGAGTTATTGTATTATCTATTGGTATTATAATATTTTCAATAGGTGGATTTAATTTTTTATCGACTACAAATTGTTTACTATCTGGAATAGATTTAACTGCAGCTAACTTAGATTTTAATTTCTTTAGACTTGCTATAGCTGGTTTATTATTAGGTTTTTTTATTTTTATTCTATGTTGTGCAACTTTTATATCAGGACTAGTTTTAGTTTTTGGTTTCTTTCTACCAGGAAAAGGAGACAGTATTCCTTCAACTATTATATCTAATCCGCTAGAACTGCCAGGTGTAGTTAATAATTCTAAACCTAATTTATTTCCACCCTTTTTAAGTATATTTTCTATAGTACTAATGCTTGCATCTACACCAAATATGCTTCGTAATTCATTAATTAGATCTTTACTAGCTCTACCACTATCTATATTAGTTTTCTTTGCTTGAAACTCTACTAAGTAATAATTAGGATTTTGTACATACTTAGCATAAAATTCTTGGTTGATAGCATCTGGTAAATTTGCAGTTTGTAAATCGTCTTGTTCTAATCTAGTAATATATTGATCTAATATTTTTATCATATCAGCTCTTAGATCTCCAAGTTCTGATTCTGCTTCATTAACTTGATTTCTAAATCTTTTAACTAAATTAGTAGCTACTGATACTACATGGCCTTTATTGAAGAAACTGCCTAATCCACCTTCTAGTCTAGCTCGTTTCTCCGCCCTATCTAACTCATCTTGTTCTTGTTTAGCTAATTTTTTTAATTGTTCTTGCTCCTGCTTAGGAGATAATTTAGCCAAAGATTTTTTTAATTTAGCATATTTTTGCTTAATATCCTCTTCTTCAGCTTGATAATATTGTTCTTCTGCCAAAGATAAATTAGCTTCTACTTCTTCATACTGATATAATATATCTTTTATTTTTTCACTAATCGTTTCAAAGCCAATATTTCCGTAAAATACAGCTCTTTGATTTGTTCCAGGAATTAATACTTCAGTAGCTAATGGCGACTTGTTATCTTTTGGATTACGCTGCAATAAAGCGTCTAAATGGGCATTTGCTTCTTGATCACTAATTTCGATACCACCTATAGTGTGTATCATATCTTTTAAAGTTTTTGCTGTTAGATAAAAACTTGTTTTTGCTGCTGTTTGTTCCTTAGCACGAAAAGTACTAGTTCTATTATGTATAATAGTTTTTTGATTTAAATCTTTTTCTAAACTATTTAACCAGTTATTAAAAATATTAGCTTTAATAGCTCTGCTAAAATTTTGTATAGCCATTATGTATAATCCGCCACATACTGATCAAGTACGCGTTTAATATGTGCTGGAAAGTTACTTGTGGCAACATATTGTATTTGTGTTACATTAGGGGTAACATCTCTGTTAACATGTACAGCAGTGTTATTTTTCATATAGTACTCTACAAGATCGAGCACTGCTAATTTTAGGTCTTGTGGTAGCTCTTCATAGCCACCAAAATACTCA